AAGTGTTGAATTGGTCGCCTATGGTTGCACCTAAAGCCAAGCCCCCAACCACAGTGCCCGCAATTGCTCCGGCACTTGCTGCACCAACTGCAGTACCGCCTAACGCCAACGCACCTGTCCCCAATGCTGCAGCTCCTCTACCCAAGGAACCAATCAATCCAGAAATACCTGAAGCGAGGCCTTTGAATCCATTTGTCAATATTCCACCTAAACCACTAAGAGCACCTAAAATACTTTCATCACCTGCTTCTGTATTTTCATCAATCTCTTCCAATTTTTCAAGAATTTTTTCTTGTGTATCATCAGTGGGAGCATCAATTCCACTTACTGAAGTTTCACTTACTGAAGGTGCACTAATAAATTTTCCGGTGACGGCATCTTGGTATCTATCAGCTTTAGCACTGAATCTCACACGTCCTTCCGTAACTTTTCGGATAGTACGTACTTCTCCCAGAATGGCTTCAATGTTGTTTGAGTTTTTTTCTGCTTGCTGTTCCTGTAGTTCTTTAGCTTTTTTTTCTTCCTCTATTTTTTTTAATGCTGCTTCTTCCTCAGCTTTTCTTTCTGCTTTGGTGGTTTTTATCCCAAACAGTTGCCGAAATTGAGATTTCGTTTCATCCATCAATGCTTTACCAAAACTGCCAGATTGTTCTTCTCTTTCAGGTGTCAATCCCAGAAAATTGTATTTTAACGATTCACCAAATGTAGCTGGCTTGAATTCCTGACGGTCGCCTGTAAGCAGACGCTTCACTTCTCGTAAAGTGTCCTCACTGATGTTGGGTCGTTTTTTTGCTGCAGTTCCGGAAGGTGACATGTTATTGGTTGTTTATTTTGTCTAGGTGTTGTTTCAGTAAAGCAATGTAAATTTCTCTTTCCCATGGCATCATGTTTTCCAGCTCAGTTAACGAATATTTATGATGATGCATCAACACAAAATTCATCTGGTAGAAATTTTCCATACTGTCATGAGAAAGAGCCACTAAAAAAAATTGTTTAAACTATCCACACGAACATTGTTAAGCATCTCACATTGTTTACAGACGAATTTCATTTCTTTGTATAATAAAGGAACATTCTTGAAATATTCTTGAATTTTATTGAACTCCACTGAAGGAAGTGTATTCAAAAAGTCAATCAAGTCATTCTGTTGTTCAGGTGTGTTTTGAAACATTTCTTCATCTGAATAGATTTTATCAATGCAACTAGCCATCACAGAAAATATTTCATCTACATCATCCACCATGTGCATACGAATATAGTGGTTGATGGTTGGTGGCGTCATTTGAATAGTGATGCCATCCATCTCAATGAGGTTTTTTACCTCAAGGTTGGAAACTTCAAAATCATCTACTGAAAGTTGATAATCAGTTTTTGTCTTGCAATTTCCACACATTAAAATCAATTCAATTTGTTCCCCGATAGATTTACCACGAATATGAAGAAACGCGTATTGTAAATCTGCTAAACAGTATTTGGTTGCCAACATTTTACCAAATGTACAGCTTTCCACCACATCAGATATCACTCGTGCAACATCTGTTGGGTCGTTGGAATCTTTTGCCAATAACATGATTTTTTCTTCTTTAACTAAAAATGGTCTAAAATCAACTTTCTCCTTGGATACTGGCAGTGTCATGGAAAAAGTTGGCACTTTCACTTGTGGTATCATATATCAACCTCTTATTCGTTGGGTGTTCTTTGTTGAGTTTTGTTTAGAAAGGTGGATAGCCCTTGGGTAACATTATTGTTGTTGAGACTATTGGTTGCTCTTACATCAAACGTGTCAGCACCTTTCACTTCTGAAGTCCAGTGACGATAGGTGAATGTCATGGTCAGTCGTGCCACACCAACTGCATCATAGCCCAATGGCATGACGTTCATGGATCTCGGCCAACAATCATGAAGCTGCACACCAAACACCGTGTTTTCTGTATCTCGAAATGCTTCCAATGCCTCAGGAGGAATGTTTCTAGCCAATCCAGACTTGGCGCGGGTCACTGCTTCATTCACTTTGTTCAGACCGATTTGTGTGGCTTTGGTGGCTAGAATTCCTAGCGCACGATTTTTATTTCTTAGGTTGTTTAATGCAGAATTCAATCCAACATCTGCCTGTGTGGGGCTCCAGTTGAACAGCGCTTCACCTGGGATGCCCGCGGGCATCAAGGCATGTAAAGTGATGGTGCCAGCGTAATTTCTGTAGAACTCCACTTCATTTCTGGAAGGGGTGTCTGTGCTCACACAACGATTCATCCATTTTTCCATGATGTCCCGAACACGATAACTTCCATCTACTAGAAATTGTAGTGTGATGCTTTCTCCGCCGTAATCAATGGTGCCCGCGCGGTATTCGTTGATACCATTCACTCGCAAAGTTCTGACATTGATGTTTTTTCCAGGTAGTGAAGCCTGTTCACACAACAAGTTCAAAACTTGCAGGTCACTATTTAAATATGGACCATTGCTGATACCTGGCATGGCAATGCCTGCAAAGAATCTTTCTTGTCTGGCTAGATTGTTCAATCTAACAAAACTTAGAAAATCATCTAGTGATGGAACTCCCGCTCTTCCAAGAATTAGTGTAGTATCGGTCATTACATCTTACTCCGTGTGTCGTTGAATACTTGATTGCGTGATGCTTTTTCAAAGTTGTCAATAGGCAACATGATGGTTTTTCGCCAGTCTTTGGGATAGATTCTCATGATTCTGGAACTGATTTGATTGTACAAGTATCGTTTCACTGCCACGTTGGCACCTGGATATCTACTGACATTACTCAACAACTTCCAGGTCACCATCATTTTGGTGTTTTCTCCCAAGGCTTCATCATTCACCACTTCCATCATTCTGTCCAACAATCTCATTCGCATCATGGGTGGAAGATAATGAAGATTCAACCCATAGAATCCATCTTGTACTTTTCTGAACATCACCACCACTGGAAGAGTGTCATAGAATGGCAACTTGTCTGCTGTTTTCGGGTCATACATGAACAGATACATGTTACCAGTAATCACGTTTGTCACCATCTCACCAATATCACTTTTCATCACCTTCTGAGGGGTGATGCTGGTCAATCCCAGCTTCCGAATCATGTCCTGATACCATCGGAATGAACTGGTGGGGGTTTCCCGTTCTCGTAATGTGGTGATGGGGTTGGCAGGCATAAGTGGTGAAATAGGGGCTTGACTACTACTTGACAGAGTGATAAATTCACTATGTCCGGAATGATGAAAACAACTATACTATTTATACGAAGTCTGTAAATCCTTCTCGGTAATCAACATGAACTCCATGTTGTTCTGCTTGGCAAAACGTTTCGCAGCCTCCCACTTGGCATTGTTCACACCCCATTGCTTCACTTCCGAGATGAAGCGTTGGGTTTTTCTTTTTGGCACCACAGGTGGTTGAGTGTATCTGTAGGGCTTCACCTCTATCAGATATTTCTTTATTCCACCATCTTTGGTGACCACTTCTATGAAAAAGTCCACGAAATATCGGTGCATTTCACCGTCGGCAGGACTGAGATAGGGGATGACAATTTCCTCACTGGCCCAACGTCTGACAGAGCCATTCATGTCACACCATTTCATGAATTTCAGTTCATAACTGCTTCGGTAGATGATGTTGGAGCTGTCCCCGATGTATTTCTGAGGTTTCGTGGGGAGGAATCTTCCTTTATAGGTGTCTTTCACGTAAGTCATATAAATAATCAGGTAAAATTTTCCAGGACTATTTATGACCAACCCACCTAATGCTGTCCGCGACAATCCTAAGAATAGTGCTGCTGTGAAAGCTTTACGCGCAGCACAAGGGGAGGTGCTCGCCGCGGCCTCGGTCGCGGAAGCCAACCAACGGAGAAACGCTTACGCCCAAAACTTCAACGTGATGCGATATCCCAGTGAAATTGGTCAAGCTAACTTGGATTTTCCTCACTACACCATGTTTTTCATCACCAAGCGAGCAGGTGATGTTTCTCCCAGCGAAACAATCAGAAAATTCAAAGTGAACATATCCAATAGCCATCGTCCTGACAGAAATACACAAGTTGGGAAAATTGCTTTGGAAGCTGGAGTTATTGCAGGTGGTATACAAGCCGGTACCTCCTCTACGAAGAAAATTGCCTCCGCATTTAATGCGAAAGCTGGTCCAATTCCTACATTGGTAGGTGGGACGCTCGTCGGCGCAACCGCTTTAGCTATCGTTAACTCAGATGCAATGGAAACACTCACAGAAAATCGTGAACGTGTGTATCTGAAAGATGTTGTGGCATTGTACATGAATGATAAGCCTTCTGCATCCTACAAAGCATACTGGAAGGATGCGGACATAGGTTCCTTGGCATCTG